AGATACCATTCACGGTCTGAGGTATCACCAGTACCAAGGTAACGCAGGTAAGCATCGTGACCATTACCCGCGATTCCAAATTGAATGCGGCCATTTGCGACGGTTGTTGGTGCGCCAAGTGAAGACCCGCCACCACCAACATTTTTTAACGAGTAGATAAATAACCAAGGTACACTAGCAGACCAACCCGGTCCTTCTGCTCCAATAATTGTTTGACCAGTATAAGTATTGACTCCCAACAATTCGACATCGCCGCTATCGCGGTTGATGTAGAGGTTGCCACTTCCTGAAATCACACCACTGAATTTAACAACCTTACTCCAACCGGCAGTAAGGAACCCACCGCCTGCATCGAGAATAATGTTGTTTGGGAAATCGGGAGCACTGTCGTTGTTCTTGATGCAACCGTTATCCAAAGTCACATCACCAGTGCCAAGACCGTCACTGTTCGTGATCTCGAGCCACGAGCCACCCTCAACCTTCGTGCCACCGGTGTAGGTGTTGTTGCCCGTGACCTTGAACTCATCGCCACCGTTGTACGTGATATGACCAGATCCTGAGATCACACCCCAGAGATCAATCTCCTCGGTCACTGCTTGGAAAAGAACTGGCGTGTCGATGTAAAGTGGCAAGTTGATATTGAACTTATTAACACACGTGTTCTTGATGCAGGATTGCAGATGTACGCGATTACCGTTTAAGGTGATCTCACCTGTTGAACCCGGGATCATCATCAGGCAGAACTTGGTGTCCACAGGGTAGTCGTTGTTGTTGGACAATCGTAAGGAGCCTGTGAACTTGAGAATGTCACCTTCCTCTGGTGCCTGGTGAACAGCCCAGTTCTCTTTCGTGCTCCAGTTATCGTCCGCGCCGCCGCCGTCCCAGACCTTATCACGCACGATGGCCTGCTCGACGGCGTTGATCTGTCGACGGTCGCGTACGTTGTAGAAGTGACGCATCGCACGATCCTCGTTAGCTGACGTCGGTCACGACCAGTACCTTCGCGGATGCCGCCGCGGTCTTGTGAAAGAACTGACGCATCGAGCGCGGCAACGGGATCGGTACGTTGACGGGCAGGAACATCTCACCGTCGTGCTGCAAACCGTCCGCAGCAATCGTAGGCGATATCGAAATGTACACCACCTCGTCACCGGTATTAAGAAGCGAACACATGCCTGGCACCTTCGCCGAGCGCACGGTGGTATCGCTCTCCAGCGTTCCGATGATCTTCTCAAACTCAATGTTGGCAGCTGCCATCGTATCTCCTCCTCAGTTCAGCGTCTCACGTCCGTCGAGCCCCGCCAGTGATGCGTATTCTAGACGCGGGTTCTGCGGAGCCCGACGGACGTGGCCGGAACGCCCGGCCACGCCTGTGTGCGGACCTTGCTCAGTTATTGAGGCCCTGAGCCATGGCCATCGCCAGCTCGCTCTTCAGCGCGAGGCTGACATACCAGCGAACGCGCCATCTGGTCGCGTCCTTGTTCTGCACCGGGCCGACCTCCTTGACCTCGATACCAGCCTGGAAGCTGGCCATCAGGCCGTGGACGCCGTCATCCTCGTCCAGAGCGACGTGCAAGATAGACGTGTTGTCCGCCTTGAAGGCCGTCCAGGTGATGTCGTTGTCCACGACAGTATCGCCCTCGGTCGTGGGCCACGTTGGTTCCGGCGAAGCCGCGGACGTGCCGCCGCTGGACCGGTAGACGAAGCCGTTGGCCGTGGTGGGCTTGACGTGGACGCCGGCACCGTACGCGGTACCACCGACCCACGCGAGGGTCGTGCTCTCGCGAGCGAGACCGTCACGCGTCTGGTCGACGGGCACGTAGTCATTCTTCAGGATCGGTACGCCGCGGTAGGTCGGAAGACCAGGTGCGGTGATCCCAGGAACGGCCAGGTGCGGCGGCTCCGTTCCACCAAGAGCGCGAGCCAGCGTGAAGAAGGAGCGGATCGTGCGCGAGTTCATGATGAACACCCGCTGACCGCCGATCTTCACGTTGTCCATCAGCTCGTCCAGGTGGGCGAACGCAAGAGCAACGGCCGCCGTCGCGCCAAGCGCCATGGTCTGGCCGCTCGGGCACAACTTGATGAGACCGTTGAACTCCTTCGCGTTCACGGAGTTGTCACCGTTGATCAGCTTGTCCGCGTAGGTGTTACCCACCTTCTTGGACTTCTTGCTGATCTGGGTGGCCGTCTGATCCGTAGTGTCGGACATGGTGCCTTGCAGGAAGTCATCGACGTCGACGTCGGACACGATCCGACGCAGCACCTCGGTGACCTTGGTGAAGGTCGCTGCGCTCTCGGTGATCGTGTCATCCGTCTCCACGAAGTCCGCAGAACCCAGCGTTGCCTCCCGGTTGTACGAGTACGCTTTGCCTTCGACCGGAGCGAAGGGCAGAAGCGCGTAGAGCTGATCGGACGTGATGATATTCTCGATCACGCCCGCGATCAGCATCTCACGTGAAAGCTTTTCAGCTTCCGCTTGCAGAAGTGGCATACTACACTACCTCCCTCGTGATTCCGAGGACTACTTCTTGCCGCGTAGACCCTCGGCGATCTTTTGTTTAGGCGTGAGGCTCTTCGGATCAGCGCCTCCGCCTTTCTTGCCGGGACGAGCTCCCATGCCGCCCGGCCGATCGGACAAGAAGAGATTGTAGAACTCGTCAGACTCGCCCATGGAAGCGACGAACTCGTCCACCGTCAGCGTCACCTTCTCAGTGGTTCCGTTCTCGCCCTTCTTGGTCGTGTGGACACGCACGAGGTGCTTGCCCGTCTTCTCGAGCTTGTCATCCTTCTCGTCCTCGACTACGCAGAGCGGGCGCACGATAGCTTCAACCTGTGAAGGGTTGAAAGCCTTATGCTTCGCCGCTGCCGTAGCGATTTCGGTCGAGATCTTGGAGTCCACAAACAGTGACCAGTTGTGATTGGCTTCCTTCTTCGCCTTGTCACGTTCTTCGGCCAGCTGCTTCTTGACTCGCTCGACCTCCTTCTTGGCCTGCTCCTTCTCAGTAAGCAGCGCGTCCTCGAGCTCTTTGCTCCGCTCCTCCAGGTTCGCCTTCTCTTCGGCCGTTAAGCCGGCCGACTTCTTGAGACGGTTCACCTCATCGAGATGCTTCTGCGTCAGCTCGCGACGCTGGTTTGCCACGACCCTGTCCAGGTCTGCCTGCGAGAACTTCTTGTCCGAAGCAGGCGGCTTGGGTGGTGGCGGCGGGTCCGTTGGCGGCGGATCCGTCGGAGGCGGCTCCGGCGGGATAGGATCGTCTTCAAACCGGACGCGCTTCGGCATCATCGCGAACCGATCATAGAACAGACCTCGCCCGACGAATGGCGTCTCCAAGCCATCCAGGAAGTTACTACCGCACGGCATCGACTCTCTTCTCTGCATCGTCGCTCTCCTCTCACTGCTCGCGCCCCAGGTGACGCCCGGCGCTGTGGGCTCTACGGGCTACGTGCCCGCGGATCTCTAACTCGTTCGGTGGAGCGTGAGCTCCCTCGGATCCCTTATCCAGTCACGAAGCAGGATCGCCGCTTGCGTAGACGGCAGGCCTGACGAGATGCCGAGCACCTCGCCCGCGCCGCCTGGTCCGTAGCTACGGCTAGTGTCGCCAACGGACTCCGACGCGATCCCTGCTTTCTTAGTCATGTTCGTCGGTATCTTGGAGTTGATCTCCAGTTCGAATGCTACCTCACACGTTGCTTGTAGTACCTCGTCAGGCACCTCGGTCTCACCGTTGCGCGGGAACTCGCGCGCCTGGTTCTCGTCAGTCTTCTCCAACACAAAGTCGCATTGGTCCACAAGCTTCGTAGCGTGCTTGAGTGCCTTCTCCTTCACTGCTGAATCGAGCGCAGCCCAACCGTCAGCACCAACCCGTTCAGCGAAGTAGGCATCCGCGTACGCGACGTCAGCGTATGGTACAATAGGCGTGTATGCCATCCTACTTCTCCTTGGCCTTGGACCGCTCTTCCTTTATCCGGTCCGTCCGGGCCCTTGACGTTCGCTCCAGGTCCTTCCCTGTTACTCGGCCGGTGAGTCGTTCTGCGTCACCGTGCCTGCTGAACTTCCCGTTGGTCTTACGCGGCCGAGCCATCAGTCCAGATCTTCCTCGCTCACGATCACTTCCAGCGTGGTCTTGCGCTTCGTCCTGCTCAGGACCCTGAACCTGGTATTACGAGGCAGTAGCATCTCACGCTGCACGGCGAACTCAGGATCACCGAAGCCTTTCCCGCCGCCGAGGTACAGTCCCTTGCTGCCGGCTGGCATCCTAATCTCCAGCTCATGCAGCTGACCAGGGCCCTCGGAGAGAAACTTCTCGATCACCCGCGAGCCTTCCTTGGACGCGGTCGTGGATACGAAGCCCTCGTCCCGGAACACGCCACCCTTGGAAGGTAGCACCCAAGTATCCTCGTCGTCGATCCACCTGGTCACCTTCATCGGCCTCGTGGTAGGCGGCGCCTTCTCGAATATCTGATCCAGCCCTTCTATGATGTTCTTCTCGCGGTTGGAAAGCGCGACCTCGTGGCGCAGCGACGTGTTGATCTCCTCGCCGTACCGGGTATAGTTGCTGAAGGCCTTCTTCTGCTTCTTGGTCGCCGAACCGAATAGTCGCTGGTCCTGTCCTTCCATGTCTTTCAGTTCTGCCCTAGTCGGGTACGCGTTGGCATCGCGCGCAGGTGGCTGCCTGGTCGTCCTAGCCGCGACGTTGGACGGAGACTTACTGACCGCCTTCCTGACCGGGTCCGTCCTGGTCAGGGTCTTGGCCTTCTTCGCGTCCACGTTCATCATGGCGCGGCGTTCCTTGATGCGCAGCTTATAGTTCTCCGCCTTCGCTCGCTGCGCGGCGCTCGCCTTCGGGTCGGCCAGCACCACGTTCACGCGTGCCTCGGCGACGTCCAGGTCGACCTCGGTGTGCACGTCCGTCCTACTGAGTTTACGCAGCTCCTGGCCGGCGCGCTTCGAGCCGCGGCCGACCTTGCGGGGCGTTCGTGGCACGCGCAGCGGCTCGTCCTTCACGCCCTGAACGAAGTCCGCCACCTTGGCGTCCGCCCTGTCCTTGGCGACCATCGATGACTTCCTGATCGCCTTCACGCCGCGCTCCCTAGCCAGCTCCTGGAGCTGCTTGTCCTTCGGGTTCAGCGACAGCGCGCGTTTGAGCACTTCATCGTCAGTGCGCAGCGACTTGTCCGGCTTGACCAGGTCATCGAAACTAATCTTGCCCTTACGCCAAAGGTCATCCTTGAGCTCGCTACCGGTGATGCGTACGGTAGACTCGGCCGGCTGATCGCGCAACCAGTCCTCGAACTCAGTATCCGCCGGTACCTTCTTCGTCCGACGATTGCGTAACCCGCTCTTGGTCAACGGACGCGTGCGTTTGTACTCACGCTGATCCTTGAGCTCCTCATCCTCGTCACGTAGATGCGGGACCAGCACGCAACGACAGTTCGGATGGAGTGGCGGACCCGGCGGCTTGTCGCCAAGCTCATAGAAGGTACCGTGGAGCGACCCGCATCGTGCGCAGACGCGCTCGTCTAACGTCGCGTCCCAGATGTAGCCGTCTAGCACATCCTCATTCGCCTCATACGTGGCGCGCAACGCATCGTTGGATGCGGCAGCCAAGTTCGTACGCGTGAGCCGAGCAGCAGCCGACTCAGTCTGACCGGTGATCTTGGAGATGTCACGGCTGATCTCACCGAGCGAGTCTCCTGCAGCCAGTCCAGACGTGAGCCGCTTCTTGACGTCGGAGTGGTACCGTGCCGCGATCCTCTTCATACCCTTGGAAGATGTCGTGCCGATCAACGGACGAGTAGCCATCTCTCGGACCGCATCCACCGGAACCTGCGTGAAGGTAGCTTCCAGACTCAGCGCCTCCTTTGCCACCTTCTGGGTCAAGCGGGTGGTATCGGCCAACGTCTTGTTGATGACCTGCAAGCGCATCCTGTCTATCGCCTCGCTCCCCGTACCCGCCGCATGCTCAGCCACCGTCTCCAGTTCGTGGAGGATGTTCTTGACGTGAGCTCGTACCACTCCCGGGTTCGTGAGTACACCCGCCTTGTCCAGCTTCTGCAGCTCAGCTACACGTTGCTTGAGACGTCGAGAGGCATCGTCGAAGGATCGCTGCACAGCACGCGCCGCTCCTGCCTCGTCGCGCAGGTCAGCCTCCCTCGCTCGCAGTACCTCGTCGATGAACGACATCAGCTAGCCGCTGCCTCCAGTCCGAACGCGCGCTTGTCCGCGTCACGTGCTTCCTCTTCCGATCTCTTCTGCGGCTCCTTCTCATCGTGGCCGCGCAGCTTGGCGCCAGTCTCTGCACTCAACAGTCCTTCCCTGACGTCGGCCAGGATCAGGTCGGCTCGTGCCTTGGACTGGTCCATCCACGGCATGTCGTCCACGCGCTGCTGCGCCGCCTCGATGACATCCTCGTCCGCTATCCCTCGAAGCTGAACTCGGATCATCTGCTTGGTGATCGCCTTCTGGTACTCTTCGGACGGCGCCATGCTGCGAGCTTGGTCCAACCTGT